ACCAAGGCGGGGATTTGACTTCTTGCGGGGTATTCCACATCGGTCTCTCCTCAAGTCGGCCTCTTCGTGCCTTACTTGCCCTTGCGCAGCTTCTTTCGTCCCGCGGCCATTGCCGCTTGCAGATTTACAAGCGCATCATAGGCCTCGCCGAGGGGGTCCGTGGACATTACGGAAGCCGCGGGCGAGGAGGTTTGCGCGAGAGATGTTACAATCGTATTAAACACCGTCGCGCATTCGGTAATCAAGGCGCCGGCCGCAGCATCGATCGGAGTAACAATCGCCGCGAGAGCCTTCGCCGCGGCCACTAGGATCGGTCCATCCTGAATGAAGAAATTCTTAACGTAGACCGCATCACCCTCAAGGGTGGCGAAAAAGGCATCGATCTTTCCAGTATTCCAAGTCAGAGCGCGCGTAAGCGCCTCTTCGATCGCAGCGATATAATCTGTCATTTTCTAGCTCCTATCCAATCTCTGAACTTCACTTACCACTTGCGCAACTACATTAGGGTCTAAGTCCATCGCGAGATGACCTAGAACCGGAACGAAGAACGGGCCACCCACCGGGTGCTTTACATCGAACCCATCCCGGAGCCCTGCATTGGAAAGCCAATCTCCTCCATACCACAGAACTGACCGCATCGTGTTTTTGTGATTGACCGGGTGATTATCTCCCCATGAACTTTCCGCAATACAAAGTAGCAAATCACACTTGTAAATCGTTTGTAGCCAAGTTGCCGTCGTGCAGCCCAACGAGTACCCTAGCAGCCCGATTTTCGCATGCGATCTTAGCTGCGAAACAATATGTTGCAAGGTCCGGGTATCATTTACCGCGTTGTAGGCATATGCCTCCGCAGTGACCCCGATCGCCCTAAGCTTGTTGACGATTAAGGGAATGCCCAGGGAGGTAATTTCCCCTCCCTGGCCTTCGAACGCTGCAACATATGTCCCGCTCATTTGGGCTCATCCGGTTTCTTGTCGAAATAGCCTTGCGGGCTGGGAGCGCCGTGCAGCACAAAGTTGATTGCCGCGGTAAGGATATTCGTGAGCCCCATGGCAACTGCCACTTGTTTCGTGGTAAGCAAATCCTGCCACCAAGTCCCTGCCATAAAGAGACCCAAAACGAACGACGCGAGCGCGAGCCATTGCCCGACCTTCGGGCTTATGTGAAAGTCGAAGTTCATTTCATACTCCCGCATTTCCGACCGATAAATCATGAATATTTATCAATGGATCTTTCTGAGCGAGCCACAAAAGAACCTCAACGCAGCCCGGTTGAGAGTCTATGGCTGAAGATGAATACTCTCCATCAGCTATATACTTGCCGGAGACATATTGATTTGTTCCTGCCCAGACGTAAGGAGAGGGGCGACCCATGCTCGCATATCCCAGGCCGTTATACCGCTCCCAAAACGTGGTATAACCTCCGGGGGTCCAGTCTCCCCACATTTGTATGCCTTCGTCGGCCAAAGCTCGCGCTGCGGCACGACTCCATGCATCCGGACCAAAATAGGGACCTTGCCCGCGCGGCACATGAATACTAACCCGATCGAGGGGATCACCTTGCGCAAGTTGCGTATTCCAATCCAAGTCTGCTTCACGCAGATGAATACAAGCCACAACTGGCCAAAGGGAAGGGGGCAAATTCAACCGAGCTAACGCCCCAATGTAATTTGCTTTGTGCTCTTCCATGTATTGGCTATTGTTGTAAAACCTGGTCGTATGAACGTTGGCAAAACGTTTCGCATTCAATGCTTTTAGGGTGTCGTACATTTAACCATCCTTCATATAACGAATTATTGCTTCCAATTCTCCAATTGAAGCATCACGTTTTAAATCGTTAGCTCTCCAAGAGATAACTCTCACATTTCCCTTTACATATCCCTTAGAGCAATCCATTCGATCTATAGTCGGAGAATTTCGACATTGCTTACTAAGTCCATAGATAATTTGAATACCAAGCACTGGACATATTTCTGGCAAATCAATGTCATCTTTCGTTATATCAAATTCCAATTTCTTTTCTTTTGCCCTACATTTGGCTCGATAAAGCATGTACCGTTTCGGATCGGCCTGTCTCCATCGTTTTTGATTAGCTGCGGCCTCTTCTAAATGGTCTCTACGGAAATTTTCGCATCTTGCGCGCTCTCTAATTAAAACCTCTGGGCGCGCTCTCCATTCTTTTCCATAAGCTCTTGCCTCCTCTCTTGTCTTCACATTTTTGCTCCTGGGCTGTAGCACCTGATTTTTGGCTTACCATTTTCAAAATAATACCAAACCGCAGGAGCGCGATTCAAATTCGGGCCATCAATTACAACTTCATCCGGAACCTGCACCCAATCAGTTTCATGCTGTTCCGTTCCCTCCCCTTCCTCCCCCGTAGAAGTCGTGTAGTGAAACTTTGTCCAATAATGCCCGTCCCGGATATCCTCCAGCGCAAAGGTACCATCTGCCACTGAGCAACAAGAAGTGCCTTTAGCCGATCCACCCGGAACCTTTTGCCGTTTAAACCAGTCTAGCTCTTGTGGAGTATACATTTGTGCATACTCCGGTTTCCAATGTGCAGCCGCCCCCGTCGCAATCGTTGCCGCAACAGCAATGATTAAAACTCTCATTTCGGGTCTCCCGCCGGATCGAGAAGGGGAAGCGCTGCACTCGTGACCACCGACCCATAAACGAGGCCGATCATCCTTTTGATAAGTGCAATATCCTCTGCCCCTAAATCGATTTTCCCACCATGATAGAGCCGCCGGGCGAGGTTTCCGCGCCGCGCCTTCTCGGCCGTGCGCTCGCGTGCGGATAGCTCCTCCACATCCTTATCGTTGACGGAGAGGGCGTTCCCAGCCGCAGCCCCGAGGGTCAAAACGTCGCAATTTTTGGGATTGGCCTTGTACTCTGCCGCAGAGCACCAGCGAGCATGAGTAACCTTCCCGGTTTCATCGCGCGGGCCGGGCGAAAGCTCATCCACAATCGGGTCGCCGCGCAAATCGAAGAGCACGGCGGAATAATCGGCGGCACTTGCCGAGACGAAGGAGGCGAGAAGCATTGCCGGCACTAAAAGCTTTACCATGTTTGGCTCCGTAAAAGATGAAGTATGGGGATCGTATCTTGAATTTACGGATTGCCATATATCTTAACAACGCCCGAAGTGATATTTCCGGAGTTCATTACTACTTGGAAGCCGGTAACAGCTGCACCGCTCCCTGTATAGATAACGTTTGCTTTAGTGAACTCTGCATTGCCACTTGAATTAATGTAGGACATATTTCCTTCAAGGAAGGCATTCCCAGCGCTAGGATTGTAAATCCTTACAACGCCATTAATAGCTGAAGAACTATTAACTGTTGAAGTTGAACTGGAGCAGTCATATTGATTAGCAATATTTCCAGATACAGCATTTACACCTGTAGAATTTACTTGTTGTTGTACCCCTTTGTAATTTGCGCTTTGATACCCTGAGACATATACTTGCAACTTACAAAATGTCGCACTGCCACTCGCTGGCACCACATTTTCAAATACAATCTCATACCATGAATAAGAGCTAGTCAGGCTCGTGGTATCTTGCAAGCTCGCAGAATTCGACGCCGTTAAGGTATTGAGGAGTTGGCGGGCGCATGCCGATCCAACGGGAACATGATTGCCATTTCCGTCAATCGACACGCAATTCCCGTTAGTCTGCGATCCAGTCGTGGTCACGAACTCCGTTGTGTTGCCCGATCGCGTGCCCGAGGCCGGGGGATTGCCAGAACCTCCACCGACAATCGGCAAGTTTTGCGTCAGAGCGGCCGAGCTACCGACTGTCGAGGAGGAGGCATAGTATGGTACTCCTCCGGAAGCGCCATTCTGGTTCATGAGGGTTCCGGTGGTCGGGAACGTCACGGCCGTATTCCCAGTCACCGTGCCCGCAAAGGTAAAGGCTCCGGAGAAGGTAACATTGCCCCCGATGGTAATGGTGCTAGAACCATTGTTAACCCCGGTCCCGCCATACTGCGCCGCGATCGTCGTCGCCTGCCAGGTTCCCGATGCGATCGTCCCGAGGGCCGTTATCGTGGCCGATAGCGTGGTGTTGACGCTTGTAATACAGGATACCACCCCGGAGCCATTCGTCCCGTAGTACCCATTATTACAAGCCGTAACACCACTAACGGTCGTGGTTCCGGAATAGACCGCTATCTGCCCGCTAGTCGCCGAGGACACTGTCCCGCCGCCCCCGCCGGTAGTGCAGGCGCCTCCCGCGTCCACGAGATCGCCGGCCGCTCCGATCGAAACGCAATGCCCATTGGTCAACGTGCCGGAAGTGCTCGCGATCGTTGATCCGGTTCCGGACTTGGGCAGACTATTTAGGGCACTGCTACCATTGCCAACCAGAACCTGATTGGCGGTAAAGCTCGATTGTCCAGTGCCTCCCGAAGTAACCGCGAGAGTTCCGACAACGCCCGTTCCGAGCGGCCCCACTGTACCTCCGTTAACTTGAACGAAAAGGCCGGAGCTAGTTAACCACATATCGCCGTTTGCTGGGGAGCTAGGGGCCGCGCCCGGAGGAACGTTAAACCCGGCCGCCGACGAAGAGGAGGCGAAGGTCACGAGCCGGCCCAGCATGGTTCCCCCGAGGGTAGAAAGGGGGATGTATCCCAGCACATCCTGCTTGGCCGAAAAATAGGAATTCCATTGCGTCGCGGTCGGAACCTGGCCGAATTGAAGGCCTGGGTTAGACTGCGCAACTGCGAAGTTTATCGAAGCCAACAGAAAAAGGAGAGCCGCAAAAATACGGTTCATGGAGATTGACCTTCAAAAGATAATTCCAACATGGTAAGGGCTTGACTGCTTGCATTAGTCCCGACCCAGCCCGCCGTGCCAGCACTACAGGACCCGAACAGAGTCGCGTAATGAAGACCTTCTGTAAGGCCGGTTTTCACTCCGATAATTCCAATAGGGGTAGAGACGCCTACCCCCGGTTGTGGATAAAAATTGCCGGCTGCTTCGGGTTCTATCGCTCCACTGTCAAATGACACGTATGTCCCAGCATTTCCGCCCCCTGCGCCAGAATAAAAAGACCCAGTTACAGAAAACTGGATGTTTTCATTTGCCCAAACGAGAAATGAATTTCGAATTTCATTGTTAATTTCTGTCGCTATCGTGGATGAAGTAGTACGCGGTGCAGAAAATTGCGTCCGGGACCGGCCGAGTTGACGTTGATACCAAGTTCGAACCCAATAACTTCCATCTGTGAGCACGAACTGAGAGGAGGAATTCGTTTGCACCATTCCGACTAGGGTTTGCGTCGCGTCGCCGATCTTTACCGCGACGCCATTAGACCCTCGATTGTATCCTGTGGTGGAGAAATTATAGACAAATACTCCGCTCGCGTTAACCTGCACATAGGCATAATACAATGTGTTAGGTGAGAGGCCTGTGTTGGTAAAGGTCCCTCCGGTCATCAAATAGTTGAGGCCGTTAATCCAAAGCAGTCCACCATTGATAGGGGTTAGGGTGCAGGTGGTTCCTGTCGTCTGGGTAAAGCGGACCTGTCCCGCGGGGATCGTCTGGGCAAGTTGGAACCCGAGCCAATTCGATCCACCGGTGTCGGGATTACTCGTGTTATTATCTGCCTGACAATACCAAAAGAGCCCAGCTGTCGTCGCAGATTGTACGATCGCGCCGAGAGGATATCCACCGACCGCAGCCGAGAAAGCAGAGTCCCAAACGATCGGTCCTCCGGCACTCATCCATTGACACCAAAGAGTGATCTGATTTAGAATTCCATTTGTATCAGACCCGAAAGGTGACACGCCTCCCGCGCCGGCTTGCAAGAAAGTAACTGGCGGGTATCCATCTGTGAGTGACGCCGCGCCCGCCTGAATATTAATTTGGGAGGCTTGTGGAATCGTTCGAATGTAAGGAGCGGTTGCCGCGCTCGCCCATGGAATGGGAAACTTAGTCGGAACACCAGACTTTTGCATTTTGAAACCCTTACAGATAAACGATAGAAGCCGCGACACCCACAGGCTTCGGAAGAATTCCCGCTTGAGAAACGATCGCAAGTTGCACCGGAGTTAGGGCCCAATTAAAGGTGTAAGTCATGGTCATATTTTGACCATCAGTAACGTATGCGTTACCACCTTGATTCGGGAACAGGTTGATGAGGATTTGATTTATAGATTGAATCGATCCACTGCTTATATTGGCCAGAGCCTTTGCATAAATGAGGAGACGAAAAGCGCTGTCCGATAAAATGAAGTTGTTAGTATTAGGAACACCCGAGTACCAAACACCCTGCCCGCCGGGACCCCATGGATTAGAGTTCTGATTGCCCGTGCCAGCTTCTTCAAAGCCAAAATAAATCGCACTATTCGGGAGAGTGACCACTCTAGTAACACCAACGATCCGTCCCCAAATGTCGAGGCCTTCGCCTTGCGCAGTGGCGACGTTCCAGATGTAGTCATAGAAGTTATCAAAGTTTTGAGTTTGATCGAGATACTGATCAAAATTAGAAATTAGCTGCGTGAGTATTGGGCTGTTGGCATATTGCGAAATGACCGTTACCCAAAAGACAAACGGCGATATTGTCCCGATCGGCGAAACGCCAATTTCAAACGACCCGATCGCATTCGAGCCGGCGACCGGAGCGGGAGGAAACGGAGGCCCACTCATTAGACCAGCACCAAACTTATATCAGTCGCAGCCAATGTGGGAAATTGATTGATGTTAACCGATACAAAATTCTGGTTCGCAGTAATGAAACTTATGGATTGACTAGGACATGTCTGCCCTACGCTTAATCCATAGACTCCGACGCCTCCCACGGTTCCTGAAATCTGGCTTAATATCTGGGTCCCTACCATAAAAGCGGCAGTGCCCGAAATACTGCTTCCGGACGTCAACCATTGCCCGACTGTGATTGTACCTGACGTTAACGCGGTGACATGCAGGACAGTTCCGCCACAAGACCCGGTAGCGACCGCGGACGGAGTATTCGGTGAACCATTTTGCAGGGTAATCACCTGAGCCCAAGCGCCGAGCGCAGTAACCGCTGCCACGTATTGCTGGGCATAGATCACCGAGCCTATTTGAGCGGCCGGGATGGGGGTGCCTCCGAAGGTGCCCCCGGCGAAAGCATTCAAAAGCGCGGTCTGAATCTGCGCAAACGCATTGGAAGGGACCGATGGGCTATTCTTTATGGTCGCAGTCCAAACGATCGGAAGGTTAGACGGTATTTCAAATGTGACATTATAAGTCGGGTAAGGCGGCGAATACCCTGGATTTGTGTCTTGTACGACAACAGTCGTGTTGCCATTGTAAGCGCATCCCGGCGCCTTTTTCGACCAAATAGCTTGCGCGATGGCCGACGCACTTCCACCGGATACCGCGACATAAACCGAATTCGGCGCAAGCGTAACACCACCCACGACGGATGATGTCGAGCCGGTATTCTCTGTGACATATGCTCCTAACACTCCGGGCACTGCGAGAACTGCGCCTTGGATCGAATTGAGCGCGCCGATCGAATTTACCGCGACCGATGCCGCGCGGCGTGTTTCGAACGCTTGATCACTTTCGGTAGAAACTCCCACCGCTCCCGAAACGAGGCCGGCGCTATCCCAGCCCGGAATTGCTTGATAAATGGTCAGGGAGCCGAATTCCGGGACCGGGGAAGGACCGGGCACCAGATTAGCGAATTCCAGCACTACAAACCCACTCGCGCCGATTACTCCGGACCCTGTGCAAGTGTAGGTGTTGCCTGCGTTATCTTGAATAAGAGCATTCAAAGGGATACCCACCCCCGGCGCTCCGTTACAGGAGACCTGCAAAACGGTGGGCTCCGCAGGATTGCGTTCCAAAAAGTAAATTCGGGCGATAGCATCCAACATGCGGCCCTGCGCATAGGCCGGGTCCACTTGGGTCGTGTAATAGAGAAAGGTCGAATCAGCGTTCCCAATAATCGCCGCCATGGAGCTAGCAAGTTGCCCCTGCGGAGTAGTAAGGCCAGGGTTGAGATTGCCTCCGAAGGCCGCGTTAATGTCCGCAGTGACCCCGGCCAAAATCTGTTCTTCGGTCGGGATGATGAACCCGTTGGCACCGAAGGTGGGTGACGGGACATTGGTGCCCATTAAATTATTCCTTTTTTAATTTTGCCTCCGCAGCTTCCGCACGCGCTTTTTCACGAACAAGTTCAGATTGCAACGTGTTTAACTGCACCATCAAACGAGCATTAAATTTGGCCTGCTGGGAGATAATGTCTCCTAAAACATCGACCTCAGTAATAGTTGGAGATGACGAAGGCGATTGCAACAACTGTGCTTCCGCAATTGCAGTTGACAACAGGAGGAGCAAAATTACACGCATGAACGGCACCCTTTATGGACAAGAGGACTTTTTGTAAAAGTTACCAGACGTGTCTACGCAAATATAGAGCCCACCGCTGCCAGCAGAAGTTGGCAAACCAGGAACATTCATAGAGATATTGGTCATTGTCAAAACTGCCGAATTATTATAAATCAATTTCAATGGATTTGCAGTCACTGATCCCATAATTGTCTGAGATGCATCAACGTACATAGCACCCAAAGTGCTGCCGTTTACTTGCAAAAGATTTTGCGCTGAATAACCGGATGGACCATTTATCGTAATGGCGGCGCCTGCACCTGATGTAGCAACGATTGGGTTTACATCGAATTGCACTCCAATTCCAAATGTCCAAAGTGTTGATGTAGTGCTAAAGGCGGTCGCCTGAATAGAATCGAAATTGTTATTGCTATAGATAAGAGCTTCCGCGCCACTTCCATTTAAGGAAAACGCCCAGGCGGGGGCGACAGTCATCGCGGGATTAGTGGCAGAAAAAAAGGCAATCCCGGCAAATGGTCCCATTGCATAATAAGACTGTTGAGCAAGATTAAGGACCAATCCACCACCTAAATCGAGACAGGGCACTCCGCAAGCTAATGAAGCGGGAATAGTCGCACCGCAAGATGAAATTCCGATGTTCACGCATTGCGTCCAAGTAGCTGCCGCTGATCCGGACGCAACTGGCACGTATCCCGCGGAAGGGGTGCCTGAGAAAACAACTCCCTTGACTCCTGGAACTGACGATGGATTTATAGGATAATCCGCCTTGTTACTAAGTATTTGATTGAGGCCGCTCGGATTTGCACTTCTGCCCGTACAGGCAGATGTATTGGCGCATAGTATCGCCCCATCGACCAGACCGGGGTTAGTCTGTGCGTCAGCAGTGCTAGACAACAAGAAGAATAGGTTGATCGCAATAAGTATCCTATCCAAGTATCGCATCTGCCCCTCCCAATAGGGTATTTCCAAGTATCAAGGACGACTGTGTTGTTGTAGATAATGTCAACGAGCTAAATGTTGCCGCCGATGTTTGACCGTTCGAACTCGTAATTTGCACTTGTCCTGAAACAGTTCGACCTTCAATAGCGGAAATGAATACTTGCGCACTCAGAACTCCAGGAACCGTCAAAGCAGCATCCACTAATTGTTGTTTGAGAAGTGCGATCGGCGGAAACTCACCTAGAATTTCAGAATATGGCACCCCGATAGTCGTGTCATAATAGACTTCCCCGAGGAAAGTTCGAATGGCCGAAGCAGCATCTTGAGCAAGAGAATAAGGATCAGATGCGACGGCAATATTGCCATTCGAATCCACCACCAAATCCCAGGCCACAGTATCGAGAAGGAGAGTGGAGGCCATTTAACCTTCTCCCGCCGGCAAATCTGACGGAGACAGATACACTAAAAGATAGCGAGAACCAATGCCTGTATAATAAGGCTGAGAAGTTCCCTGAGTATCATACCATATGAAATCTCCAGAAAATCCCAAATACAAAGAGCGCACTATGCGCGTCACATTCAGGCAGAGAACGCCTCCGATAATAAGTTGATTATTTACATATACGTCCATAAAGACGCCAAAAACCTTTTGGTAAATGGCAAGCTGAACGATCTGATTGTTAACGACCACATCGACCGTTTGAGATGCAATAGAGGCGGTCGGAACGATCAACATTATGTGACCCCGATCGCGAACATGGACACGATACCGGCCATCTGCGCCTGCGTTGGGGTCTGAGTTTGCACTTGACCTTGTGCAACGGGAGAGGCCGAATTCGGGGAGGCTGTATTAGAAAAGGACGGAACAGCGGCCTGCACCACTTGCTCAACCCAAACATCCACAGCGAGAAGGCCAACCGATTGCGCGGTGCGATCGAAGTCTACATGCTTAATACAAACGCTCGAAAAGCTCGCCTCTGGCATATAGACATCATATAGGTTCGTAGTCCCGGCGATATTGAATATGGAATTTAGGAAGGCCTGCCGCTCGGCGACTGTGCCGCCAGTGGTAAAACGAAGGCGCATCTCGAAAGGTGTTTGTACCTTGTCATAGCTCTCGAAAGCGCCGCGCTGCACCGGATAGCTCGCAATAATCCAGTCTTTCCGGAAATCAAGCGCAGTGACGTTATCGGCAAGAATTACCGCAGAACCATTTTGGAAAAGTCCCCATTGGTTAGAACCGTTGCCGAAAAGGAGGCCAAAAGCATCAGCAGTCAAAAGAGCGACGTTCAACGCGACCGCGAGAGGATCGCGCGGGATAGGGGGCACGCCTGGAGCTATCGGTACATTCGGATAAGTCATGGTAACGTTACCGGTGTTCCATTAACAATTAGACCACCCGGAGCCGTGATATTGAAAGCTCCGGTACAGACTGCGTTAATATTTCCTAGCAAATCTAACCAAATGTAGTTAGTAGGGATTCCATTCAGAATTCCGCCGATGTAAATTCCATCTGCCAGATCAAAGAGCCGAGTAGAACCGGGATTAGAAATCCCCAAATTATTCTTGACTGAGGATATATCACGGTCAGAAATGACGGAAATTCCAATATCTCCAGGCTGAGGGTCGATGACCACAGCATTCTTTCCTCCTTGAAGCCTGAAGTACGGGAGATTAAAAATTGTTCCGTGCTGGGTACAGTTGCCGTTTCCGTCCATCATATTGACGAGGGGCTGTGCAGTAAGAAAACCGACCGGGGCGAGGGGGCCGGTAGGGCTCGTGACCTCGACTACGGAAACGAGGGTAACTGTGCGGACCCGTGCTAAGGCCTGACTGATAAGAAATATGAACGCATTATAATCCGATGCGACATCGTCCGGGCCTAGTTGCCCATAGCCATATGTATCGACATCACTCAAGACTGCACCGGAGCGCTGCCCGTATTCGGGTTGTAAGCCTGGACTGTCATATCCCACTTACCTCTGGGAATAAGGGTGTCTAAATCGTATTCCAAACCGAACACGACCCAAACTCCATTCGCCGGGATCGTCGCGCTACTATTCGGAATGAAATTACTCGCAATCTGAATTCGCTTCTGGAACCCAATCGATTTGTTAAAAAGTGTCTTGACCAATATTCCATTAGGTGTAAAACTAGGGTATTGTATCATGCCCGTTTGCGCGGAAATCACCGGGACAATTCCGTTTCGGAAGCCCCCTTTTAGCCAAATAGACAAAGTGCCAGTTTGTGAATCCCCGTCTATCACCACCCCTATCGTATTCTGCACCTGGTTCTTAATCTGCTGAATCTGATCTCGTGGAGAACCCCACAGATACATGCTGGAAACTTTGATATTGGCAACTCCGTTATTTTCGAACGTAAGGCCGGAGGCCGTAGCGAGCCCCGAAAGAAGCGTTACAACGTCAGCGGTCCCATTGATCGAAGTCGGGGTGTAGGGGATAACGGCAAGATCGAGCGCAGTGAAGGCGATTATGTGGAAAGGCACTTCCGGAGCTTGAAAAAAGTCTGCCCAGGCATTCTGAATAATGCCAGAAAAAACGATACTAAAACCATTGACCGCATCGCCCGCCGAAATTATCACCCGGTTGCGGGGTTGTCGCGCAATGCGCGCCCCCAAGGTCGATAATTGATTCATAATACTAAGTGTTAGGCCGTAAATGATAACTTGCGCTTCTCCCATTTGCGGGAAGCCGGCCTTCAATATTTTCGCGCTCGCGCGCACTCCCGTAATCGTGACTGTATCAGTCCCGGACTCAATGAACGTTTTCCCATTCTCCAGGACGAAGGAGAAGTTCAAAAGTCTTTGGACAAAGCTCATCGAACCGCACTGTTAGATGAAGTTGCGATAGAGGAACGCTGCGCCGAGGCCTTCGCCCCGGAGACTGCCGCGAGTTCATTCGAGAACTGTTGCGGGTTGTTCGCAGAGACGTTCACCGTATTGATATTGAAATTGGTCTCGCCTCCTGCGGCCCCTGCCGCGTAGCGATCGGCTGCGGCTTGGCTTGCGAATTGAACATGGATATGGCCGCCCGTCGCATGCGCCGAAGGATTGGTGTACTCATCGAGCACAGAGCCTTGAATTCCGAGGGATGCGAACTTCGCCCGGATCGCCGCGGCGACCGCAGCCGATTGTTTCGGGTCCTTAAGGGTGAAATCCGCCGCGAGGCCTTCGTTGTGCTTAGATCGATATTGCTGATGGAAAACGTCGTTAAAGGCCGTGAATAGATCGACTCCGAATTCGTTCTGTATCGAACGGGCAAGAGCCCACACGCCCGCGCTCGCCGAGCCGGCGCCGGGCTTTGTGCGCAATCCCCCGCTCTCTCCCGGAGAAACCCCAGCAACCGCACCTTCTGATTTTTTCCCCGCCAACTTTTCTATGGTACTAAGCCCAGGCAAATATTTCTCAGCTTGTTTCAAAATACTGAATGAGAATGCGGTCCCGGCTAATTTGAGAATAGAATTCACTAATTCCAAAATCTGAGTAAGCGGAGGGGTCACCTTGTCAATTAGAATGCGCGAAAAATTACCTACCAACTGCGTCAATTCCGTCCACGCAGCCACGAGCTTGCGTGAATTTTCCGATTGATCCTTTGTAGTGAACCCAATTTTCTCTTGTTCCTGCAACATGGCGCGTAACTTTTCCGGCGCCGTGCCCGCAAGAACATTGATATTCTGCAAATCAATATGTAGACGCTCTGCCCAAAGAATGCGCTCACCCGGAGGCTTTTTGCTCAGAGCCTCATTCAAGGCGAGCATAAGCCCTGTAAAATCCTTAAGCTGTCCTTTCTGATCGAGGAACTTCTGAAGGTCTATTCCGAGCGCATTAATCCATTGTAGGCTTTCCGAGGGGCCGAGTACACCTAATTGAGAGATATCCTTTGTAAGGCCTAGGAGAGTTTGCCCCATGCCTTCGGCCGAGCCGCCCGCGCGCTCTGCTACAGCCTGCCATTTTGATAGCTCTTCTGTATTCGCCCCCACCATCTTGGCGAACTTACCAGTGGCATCGTTTGCCCGAGTAGTATTAACAAACCATTCTTTAATCCCGTTCGCGCCTAAGAGGGCCGCAGCAAACAAAAGAACTTCTTTGCGAGCTTTGCTGTAGACCTGTTGAACAGCATCCGCAGAATCTTGAATTTTCTTGCTAGCGTCTTTCGCCTCTTGAACAGCCTTCTTTTGCGCCGCACTGAATTGCTTCGTATCCAAACCCAATTGAATAATAAGAGTATCAATGACAGTCGGCATTAGGATTTTTTCTCTTTGGCCATATGCTCTGCGACAAGATTGCGATTATGTAAATCGACAACTATCACTTCCAACATGTCATAAACGTCTTGAAGTCCGTAAACTGTATCCAATTCGTGCAGTTTTGCTTTATCGTGCGAAATCACCGTCGCGATTGTTGCCGGGAGGTTCCGGTATGGGTGGAGTTCAATCCCGGAGAAGCCGTCACCAATATCGAGGGCTTTCCGGGAAAGGAAAAACCCGTATGCAAAGTGAATACCTCCAACCTAAGCCTAACTCGGGTGGAAACTTCCTCAATATCCTCTTCCATAAGAGGGCGTGTAAAAGTCGGGTTTTTCTTCGGGTCCGGAAGGATATGGACGCACTGCATCATTTCGTCCATGAGGAATTGTGCATCATCGAACGAAAGCGAAGCAAGAGCCTGGAGCCCGATTTTAGCGATTGCTTCCATCCCAGACTCCTCCGGAATTTCCACCCCCACTTTAATCAGGCCCATCACCACCCGAGTTGCCCACCGCTCTGCACGACTGGCGGGCATCTCAGTCAATACAAACACCTTGTCCTTATCCCGATTTTCATCCGTAATCGTAACAGTTCCAACTTTTCGCATCTTACACCGGCGCCGGGGTTACACTCTGCCATGTTACGCCATACTTTTGCGGCTTCAATATCCTACCGGCTCCGCGGACAGGCGGATAGTCGGTCAAAAAGCCGGTTGTTAGGGCGTATTGCTTCCCGATCGAGGTTAGGGTCACAATCCCATTTGCCGTGAGGACATCGAGCGCCGTTCGCTGCGCCTGCTGCCAAAGATCGAAGATGTCATTGGAAGCCGAGTCCGCCTGCAACGTAATGGACTGCTTCACAGCGACATTGACGAAGCCGCCGGATAAAATGCCATCCACACCCATCGAAGTCTCGACCACGGCTTGCGGGTCGAAATCGAAGATGTCATCAGCACTGAACCCTTGCAACTGAACCGGGACTGGGATCAGCCCTGGTATCTGAATTAAGAAGATCGCATTGGCTGCGGTAATCGATCCCATCTAACGCCCTCCTTATTGGACATCGATAGAGTTAAGGCTCATCATCTGGACCGCTTCACCATCAGCATACCAGAAGTTCATCACCGGAGACCCGCGCGCAATGCGAACCGCTGCGCCCGGATCAGACACTTGCAAATACCAACCACGAGTAGAGACCGCGTTGGCTGCGTTATTATTGCCAGCCACCGAATTGATCTCCAAAATTTCGGACGATGTAAGTGTCACACCTGCCCGGATCGTTCCGAAGTTCAACGCGGCATTGATCGGGGTTAGAAGGGAATTCGCGATGATCGAATATCCGGCTGGTGTGTACGGTATCGATCCAGTATTAGATTCCAAGTCCGCAAGGGTGAGTTGGAATTGCGCATTCATCTGGATTTGATTAACATAGCTATCCATCCAAACGAACGGCCCAGAGACGGAGCCCGGTTGCAGCCACTGGAAGTTCTGATTCGCCGTCGCATAGGCTCCATAGAAATTGTAGCCATTTGCGATGAGGTTAGAGGCCGTCGTCGGGTCTGTAACCCCCGGAGTTAGACCGGATTGACTGCGATAGGCGAAGGTCGCCCGCCCATTGGTTTGCGAGAAGTCGAGCGCAGCCGCAATGCCCAAGATGAAAGCGGCCACATAGGTCTCGGAAGGCTCCCAAATGCAGAACGTTCCCGAATAACCGGCCGCAATAACCTCCTGGCCTAGGCTAGAGGCCGCGGGAACAGTAACAGTCGGGCTTGCATCGGTATCCCAAGCAACATAACCATAACGATCGTTCTGTTGCGAAGTCCATAGCGCGAAGAGCAACTTGTTAGTGTTCACCCCGACCACCGAGTCCGGATTGAAGGCGGTCATAAAGAGCGCCCAATTCTGGGTGATGTTAATGATCGAGCTCATAAACGGCCCCGGAGTTCCGGCCGCCGTACCCTGCGAAATAACGCCACCCGTCGCTTGAGTAAGGTTCAGGGACGTAGCAAGCAGGCCCGTCGCATATTGAATGCTAGACAGGTTTCCGGTGTTCCCTGAGGTGAATAAAAAGCCTCCTGAGACGGAGTCATAAGTCACCGTGATCGGGACCGCTGCCGTGCTTAAGGTCTGACTTCCTAGGGTGCCCGCCGACGTAACGGTGTATGTCCCGGTTCCTCCCGTGGACCCAGAAAGCTGCGCGAGGATGATCACGCCGGAGGGAGAGCTAAGGCCAGTTCCATTAACCGTCGTTCCGGGGTTAATCGTGCCACTCGTGAGCCCTGTAACCGTCATCGTGCCACCGGCAAGCGAGCCCGTAAACGAGGACAGGTTAGCCGGCGCAGAGCCGTTTAAGGCAGTCTGCATGATCGTCGCGGCATTCGAGAAAGAGACCGCGGCGGCAAGGCTGATGTTAGCTACGTTCCTCGCATAGCCATCGACCGTCAGGTTAAGTGTCCCTGAAAGCACCTGCAACTGCGTCAGGGTAAGGGACGCAACGCTGCTTCCCCGGAGGAACGCAGCTATGGCTGTGTTCGGATAAGTAGTGAACAGAAGAGCCCCTGGCGTTGCCGATGCGCCTATGTATCCGTTAAAATACACGGATGCCAGGGACGCCTCTTTCGAAGAGGCTCCGAAAAACGTGGCCACTGCCGCCGCGGTCGGGAAAGATTGCACCGATCCATAAGGCACGCGACCCGTAGAGGTTGTCAGGATTAACCCATTCAAGAACAAAGCGTCCCCACCAGCAGGAAGGACGTTTGGAGTCACATTGATAAGTTGGCCGACCGGGATCGTGGTCATATTGTCCTCACTGAACCTGGATTAGATTAACGTTGAATGTATTTGCGAATTGCTGTGGGAACCCTCCCACCACCTGATTTGCTTGCAACTCCGCATCAATCACCCAACGATATTCAATCAACATTTCTGCGTTGGGGAAAGGAATTTGTTTAGGATCATCTGCATATAAAGGCCAAACATCATAACCGGAATTCTGAAAGAACGATACCGCAAATTGATCTCGAAAGAGAGTCGAAATCGTTTGGGCATTATCACTAGAATTCGGTCCATGAACGTCAAGTTGCATCCTGATCTTGGTCGGTTGCAGGAAGTAGACTTGGCCAGCAGCCATCGGTTGGACGCCGCTCGTTTGAGTGCCTGTGACTGTGTAGACCCCGACCCCGCCTATTGTCCCGGACACTTGCCCTGTTACATAAGTGCCGGCATTCACCATCGTGCCGAATACTTCGGGCATGGTCGAAGTCCCGAGGACCCCAAACTGCACTTCTGTAATGCTCAAAAGGCTTCCGGTAATCGAGCCCGTAAAAGAAATGTCCGCGAACGTGTCTACGTTCGTCTCAATACGGTCTCGCGAGAGCGGGGTCATAACCACGAAATCTGCGCCCGCAGGCTCCGAAACAAGGTTGTCCTGACCCTGCACAACCTCTACGCCTCCCGGAAGGACGGAAAGCAGGAAAGACCGCAGGACAGTTTGTATTTGCGATTGGTTCGGAGCGAGTGTTGCCATTAAAATGTAGTAAGGTTGGCTTGATTAGCTGTTAATTGAAACTGCCCATCCTCCACAGCGATTGGGACGGATGGATTAGTATGAATTGACCAGAACACAGTGCCAGTACCCGCACCGCGAGAGTCCCATTCCGCGGTCCAATTAACCGCCGGAGGGAACGAAGCCCCCATAGTAAGAGTGACTTGGGCCCGCGAACCATCGGGATTGGGATAATCGATATTCACAAACGCGGAGACCGGCTGAATAATGTTGCCATAGGGATCATAAAACGTGGTGTTGAAAAGAATCGTTGCGCCCCGGTTGAGGCTCGTCTGAGAGATCAGGGAGGCGGGCATTTATTCAACCTTCGTCTTAGCGTTCAATGCCTTCAATATTAATGTAACTGCTTCCGCTTGGGTAATGTTTGTTTTCGCGCAAACCGGGGCGATCTCTGCCAAAATCTGAGTGACCGCTTTGTATTGTTCTACTTTGGAACGTGCCTCGTATTGCCGGATGATCGTTTTGGCAGTCGTCGGCAGCGGGATGAGGAAAAAGGTCGATTCAACAGGCGCAGAAATATCACTGCGCACATTGCAAAGAATTTCAAGATAACCAACGCTGTTGGTTAAAAAATTCCCTTGAGTTAGAAGTTCTATACATAGACCACTATCAGATGCTACACTAAACAAAAGCTCCATCGGAGCCGCGAAATCAGTCTGTACTCCAAAAAGGGTTTCGCTTGCGGCCGAGCTATCGGCCTGAACATTCGCATTGTATTCTAAAAGGCAGACCGCATCTGTGCTTATCCCGCTAATCGCTTCCGCAACGCTGATTAGGTCAATTTGATTCCCAGCTAGGATTTCAAGCGTTCCGATGCTGTCGGAACGAACAACGCTAAGGCTCTCTAACTGAGCGGCGCTATTAAACGTTACAAGGATCGCGCCTCCCATTTCAATATTCAGCGAGGCATCTGTCCGGAGTCCGTGCAATGCCTCCGATCGCGCTGCGATATCCGTTGCGACTCCGGGAAGCTCCTCTAGGCGTCCCGCGTTCTCTGTCCGGAGGCCCAATAGGCTCTCCCCTACCGCGGCACTGTCCGATTGAATACCCGCCTTAACCTCAACCGGCAAAGCGCTATTTGTCGAGACGACAATCGCTCCTCCCGCCTCGACGCTGGGCATTGTATTATGACGAACACCGATTAATGATTCGTCCTTAAGGGAAATATCGATTTGAGCGGAAGCAATATTTTCAATTCGTGCAACCGTATCGGCTCTAAGGGACGCCGTTGCCTCTGCAACGATAGCAATGTCCGTTCTAAAACCAAGGTTGCTTTCGGATGTAAGAGATACATCGACCCGTAGGCCGGTCTCTTTTTCAATCTGCGCAAGTATATCGCGACGAAAAGTCGATAACATTTCCGAAGTGAAGCTTCCGAAATCAGCCTGAACCACGACTATCGGGAGGGGTATTTCCCCAAAGGCTAATTCACCGAAAGCTTCACCCAGCATTTAATCGTCGTCCATTTCGACCTTCGCGAGATTCACAATATCAGGACCAAGCACTGCCAATGTGGTCGGAGGTATCGTCTTGTTAATGTCTAGTTTTAAGTCTAATTTTTCTTTTGGCCAACGAATAGAAACAATCTCCTGAAGCGCAGCTTCCTCTTCGAGCCTGAAGTCAAACTCTTTCTGAGGATCATCAATTTGCGGAGACCCAAACTGATCCTTTGAAATGGTTGCTCCTTGAGCTTTCATTTTCATGCGATTATTGCGGGCAGACTGATAGCCCTCCACGAACTTTTTCAACTCGACAAGTATGTATGTAATAACTTCGTAGGTCCGCCAATCCAAATCCCAAGGCTCTTTCCCATCTCCAGATTTGCCCTTTTCAATAGTTTGAAGGGCACCGTACCGTTGCATAGCCTCTAGTCTCGTCATCTTCATAAAGCGGGTCCTTAATGTACCGTTGGCAAAGCGCTTTGGGCCTCTAGCACTGAGACCCGTTCCTTTAAGGCGTCTAAATCGTCCCATACTTGCTGAACGCCTCGAAAAACTACCGGAAGCAAGGCGAGATGTTGAAACGCGGTATAAGTCTTTCCAGTATGCTCTCCGATTTTGCCTGTACGCAAATACGGTCCTGTTTTCCTCATTTCATGAATAGGATGATGATGAGAACTAAAATCTAACCCAAGGTCAGAGAAGGCATCGACAACGCCACCTATTCCCTCATGATGATGAGAAATGAACCCCCAATTCTTGCCGGAACCTTTGTAAGGAGAATCCTGACTATGCTTTATAAAGTCGTCCTTCCAATCAAAAGTAACAGGGTGAATGCCTCGGATTATTTCACGGACATTCTCAATTTTGGTGATATTCTTTTTCGCAGTCGGATCAGATATTTGAGCAATCGATCCTGTCGTTGTCATAGTAAATCCAGTAGCGGAAGCGAACAGACCCCAATCGCGGCCAGATGCCCCTTGCGCAGCTAAAAAGGCGATGCCGCCATTAGACCCTCCTTGATCTTGCCCGTAATAATCCATTTCTGCTATATATCCTAGCACATGGGTTGTTCCAGAAGGAACTCCGATATTCAGATTTGTAGCTAGCCCGCATTGTATTCTGAACCCGAAATCAGGGACAGAAAGAGAGCCGATATAAACCGCACCTACTGTTTCGAATGTTTCCGCAAGACAACCCACCCCATTCGGATCATGGGTAAAAGTTTGCCCCACAAAAAGGAACGTGTCACCGGGAGTTGCTGACGCCACCCCCGCAGTAAAGGTCAAAGTTTGAGTTGTGCCCAAATTCGCACGATTGTTAAGTGTAATGGATGTGGATCCATTCACCGCTATAATAACAGTTGCAAAAACAGTAAATGTCACAGTGCCTGAGACCGTTTGAGAAATATTGACGGTCCAATTGGACCCAGAGCCGGCAGTGATGAATGTGCTTCCTGAAACCCCTGCACCAGCGATTTGCTGTCCAACCGCAATAACACCGCCGGTCACGGAGGTCCCGTTAACCGTTAATGCGGTACCAGAAATTTGACCAGTAAATGTCACACCTTGTGGAATACCTGTCCCGGAAACCGGCATCCCCACATAATAGGTATTTGAAGTCGGGGCCGCGGGTACGGTTTGAACCTGACTGCCATTCGTAAGAGTGACGCTCCTTGTAAAAGTGAGAGAAGTGCCGTTCCAACCTCCCCAAGCATTTAACCACAAACAACCACCTTCTCCATAGATGGATGTGCCTCCCGAATTGAAAGCATTTTGCTTTCCATACACAAAATGCGCAACCTGAGTAGAGGCTTGCACAAGTGGCGAACCCGCCCCCGCTCCGTAATAACCATGAAACATTCCACAATTCAGCGCGGGAGTAAGTTGATTGCCATAAGGTCCATACGGAACGACTCTCAATGTAGAGTCGTTATATGTCATCGCCATCGCGACCCAGGTATCTGCATTAGACCCAATCGAAAGGCCTGTGCCTGCCTGCCCCGCAGTTGAAGCTATAAATGTGGAGCCCTGGAGTGCGGTAGGCGATAAAGTCGAATTGGTGTAAAATCCACCCGTATTCGCAATATAAAATAACGGAGTCACCGCGCTATTTGTATAATCGTAAAAGATATAATCAAAAGTGTTCCCGCCGTCTATATTATTGAAAAATGCAGTTTCTCCATATCCACTAGAAAAATTCCAAGCTACGGCATGACCAAATCCGGCCCCAGCACTTCCAATGGTCGTTATCAAATTAGTCGTAGTGGCACCGATATTATATAAACATGAAATCAATCCATTGGAAACAATGCCCCCTGCGCCAGCATCATAAAAAGTACCTCCCGCGCTGACACTTATTCCCCCGGAAGCTTGTACGCGAAGCACTGAACGATGGCTTGGGTAGGTCGAGCCATTAGCAGTAGTAAAAAGATCAAGATGAGTGCCATTCGAAGTCGGAGACCAGGCGGCATCTGCATAAACTTGCATGCCCCCTGCGCCACCTGTAAATGCTGTTCCATTAAAACCAGTGGCATTAAAATTACATAACTGTTGTCCCGCTCCTGGCGCGGAAGGACTTGCTCCGCTTCCCCCTGCATACGCAAAGGCAAACGCGGGAATGGCATTATAACCCTCCACTATCATCCTAGGAATGACACCGTCAGCAGCAACAAATCTCCATTGTGAGGTAATAAACGACGCAACTAAGGCACTCCCGGACGTCAAATTCTGACTCGCCAGAATCGAAGTTCCTGCGGGCGCCGATGGAGTTCCTATAAGAAGGCCGCCCCCGGTGGGCGCGTTCTCCGAGATACTGACATTGCCACTATTCGGATTTAGATCAAGTTGATTCCAGCTAGTTCCCGACTTAACCGCTTGAATCCACGAGGAAGGCCCACCATCGTAAACACCGAAAATTAGCTGGTTATCTGTGGTCAATCCGGACCCGGTTGTAAATGCAACCGAGCCAAAACCTCCACCTGCATTTGATGGGGCCTGACTTGCGCCTGTAACTATAAGTCTGCCATTAGTGTCAGTTGTCGTTCCTATTCCAACATCTCCGGACGGAAAAATTGACATAGCTGTCGCGAGAGTGGTGCTATTAAGCGCAGTAGTTGAAAAATTTATCTGAGTGGCTTGCGCCGTATCTGTCCAATTTTGTGCTGACAAAAGAGCAATGAACGCACGGGCGCCGGAACTGTATCCAGTCGCTCCATAACCAAGGCCGGCGAAAGAACAAAGATTTTGATTGGCTTGCATTGCGGATGGGCTCGCAAGGCTTCCCTGCGCTCTACGGGCGGCATAAATCGCCTGTCCCCCGTAAGCATCAAGAAACATTTGACTCGCGCCCGTTCCACCTACAACATGAAGATTAGTTCCTGCGGAAGGGGCCACTGCCGCGCTGGAATTTGCATTAACGGTCAATATGGCATCCGGGGCAAGCGCCGCTCCGATGCTTGCTTTGCCAGATACAGTCAATCCAATAAAGTTTAGATCGCTGGTATAAGGCGAACCTATTTGCACATTTCCACTGCCCCAAATCCGCATTTGTTCCGCAAATGTAGTCGTGGTAGGAAGTACTGTAATGAACGACAAGTAACTTCCATGCGCAGTGCCTGACCAATTTTCTTGCGCATATCCATTGATAAGAGAGCCCACTCCATAAATGGAACCATCCCACCCTTGGCCCTGCATTTGAAATAAGTTTTGACCGCTCGTTACTGCGGACATCGAGCCAATGCTTCCGCCCGTGGCGCGCATCAAAAGAATCGGGGACCCGGCGGCGCCAAAGTTATCGACCTGAATTCGCGCATTTGGATTAGACGCACTACCGACAATATGAAGTATGGTGCCTGCCGGGGGCGCAACCGAAGTGGCTACGGTATTGGCATTAACCGTGAGCAAAGTATCCGGAGTGGCCGCAGCGCCAATGCCTACATTGCCACTGGTAAGATTGATTTGACTTCCCGCAATTTCCAATGGCTGATATGTATTGTCCGCATCATTTACACTCCAAAGTGACACACCTGAAGCAAGATTACGAGGAGCGCTGATATTTAAATTTTGATTCGTTCCTGAATGCGCAGTAAAAATCGCAGTCGAAGGTGTAAATAATTGGGCTAAATTACCGACAACAATCTGACTTTTAACCCCGAATGTGCCATTAAAATTGAGAACCATCTGCGCCGTTCCACTAACCGTGGAAAGCCCGGCACCAAACGTCAACTGACCTGAGTTAACCCCCATTCCATAATAAGATACACCATCATCATAAGCCGCAATCTTAATGGTCGTGATTGCGTTTCCCAATGACAACAGAGCATTTGGAGTAGTTGTTGTAATACCCACTCCGATCGTGCCGATGTAAATCGAAGCGTTGGCCGCGCTCCCGGCAACTTGGAAGGGGAAACGGCTATGTGTTACGTCCTGAATATATAACAATCCACCCGAATTAAGATTCATGTGCCACTGCTGGCCTGATCCTCCTATTTGCCAACCAAGTTGATTCCCTTCAGTTCCCGTAAGATTCAAATTGGTCGAAAAATTATGCACCCCAGTCCATGTCGGAGTAATCGCTTGCGAAAGCGCAGGAGCCGCATCGCTGCGCATCGCAGTGGACGCAACGCCATTTACTGTCGTGAGCCCTATCGTTCCGGTCGGGTTAGCAAGCCCGGACATCCCGTTGAAACTCGCAGCGGTGACCGCGCCATTGCTACCTATGACCATCAATTGGGCATAAGCGTTACCACGAAAAATGAATTCAGACCCAGGATCATAGCTGTCTAAATAAGTATTATTGTCGCTAAACTTAAGGAATAAACTGCCAACCGATCCGCCGACAATTGATCCGGCACTATTATTCATTTCAAGTGCAATTGTATTTTGTAGAACTAATTCCCCGCCAGAAACAAAAGCGCCGCTGCTAAACGTTTGAACGCCAGTCCATGTAATCGGACCACCAATAGTGCCATAGGACTGTGAAAGATTCATCTGGGTAGTGCCGAGCGTGACAAATGTGTCCTCCGCTCGCAAGCAAACGCGAAGCTGCGCTTGCCCAGACAGATTAATCCTATTGTTACTGTTTGTGGACTTGGTTACTGTTGTGCGGTTAAATGTGTTGCCGGAAAGCGACCAAACGCCCGTCCCTATTTCGGAGTTTCCATTCGGGTCCTGGATCGAATAGCTGTATGTGGTTCCATCTACCCCTCCCGCCGCAGAGAAGGATAGGAAACCCGCCACAGGCAAGCCCAAGGACACGGAAGCAACTGTGCCTCCGGTCGGAACCAGGACCCGAACTAGATCGAGAAAAGTCGTCACGTTGTATTACCAATTGCCCGCGCATCGACGGCGCCTTGATAGGTCGCCGTGCCCGGATTTAGCGTCAAGCGGGCCCAACAAGCAACCGCGCCCGATGCAGCATTCCCAAAGGGAATGGTCCCGCCTCCAGGAACCGTTATGAGGGAGGGCTGAACTATAAACCCGCCGGTGTTCGCGGGCGCGGTCTGCCGATTGGCAATCGTGGTGTTGTCATTTAGCGCAGAGCCAAGAGCTAAATCGAGCGCCGCGCCGATCGGAAGTGCCGGGCTTTCACTGAGAAATTCCACCTGAGCATTTACCAGGCTGGTGGTCCCGTTGGTATTGACTAAGAAGAACTTGTCATAATAAGTCCTAGTCGCTCCTCCAGGTATGTCCGCTGACGAATTGACGAAAAGCCGGGTGATTGCGACCACTGGATTAGGCAGGATATCGAATAGCATTCCATATGCCAAATCGTATGTCGATGATCCTGTAGGCAGGACTCCCCAGTCCCGGTTAATGGCAACGATATCGGTTCCATAGGAAGCGGTCCCGTTATAGCCCACAGAGACCATGCGAAGCTGCCCGGCTCCGGGTCCTCCAGTGATCCGGATAATCACTCCTAAGCCATTGTATACCGCTGCGCCCACAGCCGTGCCATCGCCGGCCTGCAATCCGAATAGCGGAGGTGTCACCCCGCTCGTGTTGGCGCTAGACCCACTAGACGTGTGTCCAGACACAATCCGTTTATGCGACATGGCTGCAACGTCCGAAGTCGCCGCGGTGCCTCCCGGATTAGAGAGCCCGCCTATGCTGCCACCGGTGATCACCGCATATTCCAATCGCTGGAATAGCTGCACGCTATAGGAAACCACAGCCGTGCCGTTAAGCTGCGCAACGGCAGGGGTCTGAATAACACCGGCGCCGTCGCGCCCGGAAATCTGAATTTTGACTCCGGTATCTCCCGAAGTCCCACTCACGATATCGATGGTGTCCGTATTCGCGGACCCATTGAGACCAACGTAAGGGAGATCAGCAAACATAACCCGCTTGGTAAAATCGACGGCGCCACCGACCGTGACACTATCGGCTTCCGGCATTTGTGCGCAGCCATAGGCCACGATCTGATTCGGGGTAACGCTCATGTCGTATCCTTAGACTGTCGGATTAGATGGATAAGATGTATTGTTTTGTAAAACGGCAGCGACCTTACACCAATCGGGCCAATATTCAAGTATGACCGCGACTAGCCAAGTCGAGCCGAGAAGCTGGGGATTATTCCCACCCGCTTCCACAGTAATCAAATCGCCGCCCTGTTGATTAGGACGGATTAACCCGTCAATATTCCCATTTATGTAAAATGCCATCTTGCGACCTTGAATATTAAGTCCGTCAAGATGTTGAATTTCGCCAGCCGACAGTTCCTGAATGTCCGCCTCGACCGTGACCGGATCGCAATATTTAGGGGTCCGGGACCCGTCTGGGTTCGTCGTGTACCCCATCGAAACTTGGACTGTGATGAAGGTTGTCGGATTAATAGCCGAAATCGCACCTATAACAATCTGATGGAGGTTCATATACAAACTCCATTAGAACTGCGGCAAAGCGCTTTCCTGCTTCTTTACACCAGGAACGGAAAAGGCTTGAGGAAAAGTCTGATTCGGAGTGAAAATCGCCTTAAGCTTAGGCTCTGAAAGATCAATTTGAATTTTCTTTAGTGGCTCGCCGACACAGAATTCCGGCGGAAGTTTGGTCTTAAACTTTTCCATTTGCCCTTTGTGAATAGATTTCCACATCGAGCTAACGAACACACAATCCGCGAAGAACTTGTCCAGAGAATTAGAGAACCAAACGATTTCATCCCAAGGCTTCGAAAGCGCATGAGGCTCTGCAACGATCGGCCGTCCCACTGAAAGCGCCGTGTTGCAGCGCGAGGAGGAGACTAGGCCCATTTCCTCATACTTACGAATTTGTAAGATTACCTTCGCCGAGCGCATAATCTCATCGCGCTTCGATTGCGTCGGGAAGTCACTACAAATCCGGATCGCCTTTTCTGTCCCGATGTACTTCGCGAGCTTTCGCAAAATGCTCAAACGGCGCTTCGAAAGCGAACCAAAGAACCCAAAGGCGAATTCCGGCTCGACATGGAAAGGTCGATATAACGTCGGCGCATACCCAAGTTCAATGTAGGCAGAGGGGGCCCATTGGCCATACCATTTAGTGACGTGCTCTCCAGGGACCAGGTGAAATATGCCTTCGAAGCAAGGGCCGGCATCCGCAAAATATTTCTGCCGCCATGCCATCTCGATATCACGGCCATGATTAAATCCGCGTGGCGTCGGTTCTTCAGTAGCAAGGCAGAGGAAGCGGCATCCGCTGGCATGAGCCTTTCGAATAATCTCCACCGTGGACGGAGTAAAGCCTTCGACAAT